GTCTAATGGGCTGTTGTTAAACCACAGTGTGCCATCAACTGGAGCAGTGTATGGCTGTGTGAACGAGTAGGTGTAGATCATTGAGGTGAAGTTTGACAACACTAAATCACCATTTGATTTTATTTTTACCCCTGGGGTAGCTGATGTAAAGCCTGCTGCGGTCAGTGGCGAACCAACTAAGTTTGTAAACCTAATAGTGCCGCCAGAGCGATGAGTAAATGTGATCACGTTGCTTGCTGACACAGTTACATCAACTTCAGGTATGTTAGCACCAAGGATGGCAGAAATAAAATCATCCTTTGTAGTGCCATTCAGTGTAATATCTGTTGAGTTCAACGTAGATGCCCCAGTTTGTGACGAGCGGATTCTAAATTGATCACCAGCAGTAAATGGAGCATTATTGGCTAGCGGTGTACCTGATATTGCCAATTTACCTTTAGTAGTGCGTAAGAACGGACGGTATGAGCAAGTATTATCACCCAATGCATCGCTATACACAATAACTGTGCCAGCCTCGATGCCAAAGCCGCCAGCTGCTGGGTCTAACCTGTATAACGCTTCAGCTTCGGATGAAAACACTTGAGCGGCTACTGGTGTCCATGTGTCCTCAATTTCGTCATACTGTTTAAACGCAAAGTTAGCGCCGTTGCCTAGCACTGATGTCTTTGCCCACACACTACCAGATGGGCGTGGTGTTTGATCAGTTGATCTCCAGTCTGGGACGTTAACATACGCTGAGTACTGAATCGCTGGGCCAGCGAACGTGCCTTGTGGAACACCCATCGCTGCCAATGGTGCTAACAGCCCGTCAACGAGCGAGATCTTGCCGTCAGCGTTGATGCCGTCGCTCTGCGATGCTGAGGTCACTTGGAACACCAGCCTGTTATTTATCACAGACGTTGACACACCTGGAATATTTGCGCTGTTGATGGTAGACGATGCTGTCCACACGTCAGAGCCGTTGATAGTGAGAGCAGGACCGTTGTTGATGATCAACTGGCAGCCTGGGGTCAACACTGGGTTGGCTACGGTGCCAGACACTGTTGAGTAGGCTTGCTGCCACTCTGGGCTGCCAACTCTCGTCCACACGTTGTCACTGCGTTTGTAGAACAGGTAGTTGTTGTTGCTTACTGCCACTACCGCATAAGAGCCAACTGCGCCGACGCTTTGTAGCGGGGTGATGATGCCTGCGTTGTTGAACACTTGCAGGGAGGATGTAATCAATAGCGGAGTAATCGCCGTAAATTCTTGGGCCGCTGCGTTCCACACTTGATAACCCCACACTGTCTTGTTCAGGTCTAACCAGAACGTACCATTCACTGGGTTGCCAATTGGGCGCACTGTGGTGCCTTCAAGTTGGGCTAGGTCAATGTCAGCACGGATGATATACATGCGGTTGACTGAGCCTAATGCGCTGTACGCTGCCATCAAGCCGTACTCGTTGAGTTCGTGGCCGTGTAGTGGCGTACCTGATGCGCTTTGCTTGAACTCTGGATATCCAAAGTTTGTGATCAAGTCTCGCTGTGATGTTACTGCTAACAGTCTGTTAGCATTGATTTTTGCGGTGTATGGGGCAATGGAACCATTGAAAATTTTGTTCTCTGCTGTTGCAAGCAAAATAAATGGGACTGTGCCAACTGCTGTTGAAACGTATTGACTTTCGTCTGTTACGGTAATCTCTAAACCTGGGCTCACTAACATTCTTTATCTCCTAATAATTTAAGTAATTGTCTTCTGTTCAAACCTAAGTCCATCATTGCTGACTTCATTAATGGGTAAGTTTTCCCATTAATTGTGACTGGTTTAGCATTTGGATTGCCATAACTTCCACGCATTTTTGCAATATCCGACATATGATTCCGCATATCTGCGGTGTGGTGTTTTCCAAAAAATCCATTTTCAGTACCAGATTTTCCAAATAACATTTTTTTCTGGTCAGCAGACATTCTTGAATAGCGGAGTTTCGTTGACTCTGCCATTTTTAACCGTGTATTTTCTGAAACCAGAACTCCAGATTTTGACTCAGAAATTTTTTTCTTGTGCGCCTCAGATTTTGGCATTCTTGAAATAACTCCCAAATCCCCACCTTGCCCACCAAGAGCTAGATTATATGACTGGCTAGACCACACTATTTCATCGGTAACCACTTGTTGTTCTGCCAGTATAAGTTCTTCTTTGGACTTGCAAAAAAATAGTATCTCTTTAACAAAATTTTCCTTACCGTGTTTTTTAACTGCAAGTGACAATAATTTTCCTGACCCCAAATAGCCATCGTTAAGATCAGTAGTCGTGTGCATCCCGACATAAAATTTGCCATTTATTAAGTTAGTAGTTCGATAAATATAAAAAAATTGCATTGAATTTACTTTAACTGTGTTAAAGATATTTAGCCAGATTCGCAAAAAATACGCTGTTTAGCAAGGCTTTATAAAGCCTTCGCAGTAAATACAGTATGAAATCGCGTATTATTTGCCCATGTTGTGGTGTGGAGCCAGTCGCAGTAAACTATCGCAAGGATGGCCGCACATACTATCGCAATAAGTGCGGGCAGTGTTATCGCAAAAATCGCAAGCCGCTACCTGCAGGCTGGATTCGCTCAGGGTACAAGAAAAAAGATAAGTGCGAGCACTGTGGATTCAAGTTCACGCTGGATGCTCAAGCATCAGTCCACCACATTGATCTGAATGAGGGTAATAACGATTGGCGCAATCTGCGCACTGTCTGCGCTAACTGTGCGATAGAGTTTGAACAGAAGAACGCTGTGTGGGCCCCACCAAAGCGTAGATCTAAACTGCTACCAGATTTTTAGTTTCACTAACCTTACTCACCAGATCATCAACAGCCGCTACTAACTGTGGCAGTGTACCGTTGTTATCAATAGTGTGGTCAAAATCATAACCAATCCAAGACCATTCTGATGCGTGAATGCGTCTATTGATAGGGTTGGGGGCACTTTCGTTTAATGAGGCAATAATCTGCATGGTGATTTGTTTTTCATCATCAGTGGTACGATTATAGCGATATGCCCAATCATACCAATCTGGCTGTTCCCCACGCTCAACATAAACACACTGCCCATTGAGCCGCTGCACCATACTCAACTCATTGGGGAAACGAGCGTCTGTAATAACGATATCATCCGTGGTTTTTCGCAACTTATTTTCAAGTGACGCTAACCAAATGTCATCGTGAAACCCTTTGCGACACACTTCAGTGCCAAAATTCTGTAATACCCAGCGTGGGGTTAGATGTGGCATTTCAAGTCGTTCTGCCCACCATTCATCAACCTTTTCACGCTCTGCTCTGGCGGCTTTGGTTCGCCCTTCCAACATTTCACGGTCCCAACCAAAAATGGCAGAACAGGCATCTTTGAGTGTTGATGCAAATGACTCACGGCGAAAGCCATAGTTGTCAACCAAAAAATCACCCACTGTGTCTTTACCGGCACCAATTAACCCTGAAACTGAAATTAGCATAATACTCCTTACTCACTATAATTGCGAGTAATTATAGCATTGCTGTGTAATGAATATCAAGCGGAACGGTTATATTTTCGCGTATTTGGCAAAATTGGGGTTGTTAGCCAAGTACAAAGGTCAGTGGGGTAGAGCCGTCAACATATTTGGTCAAATCGTCCATCAATGCTGTCATTTCCTCTTTTGCTTCTGTTTTGAGCGCAGTACCGTTCAGTGTAGTGCCACCTTGGGGGCCTGCTACTGTCCCAAATTTTTCTCTTGCTTCACCCAATGAGTGTTTTGCTAATGAGTATGCGTAGTCTTGTATCCAGGCGTATGCTCTGATGTCGTTCAGTAATACTTGATCTGGTTTGTAATTGTACACCCATAACAGTACACTTTCACTTTCTCCACTCATTTTGCGATGAATTGTAAGTTTTTTCGTAGCCTCATTGAAAGTATAATTGATGTAGCCACCAAACATTGTCATTGTCAATTTCTGATAGTCAACGAATAACTCGTAGTTTGTCAACCCACCAACCCTGCCTGCTACCAGCATGTAAGTATTCAAAAATCCTGAACTGAATGGTTCAAATTGCGTTGAATTTGTCAAACCACCCACCCCACGACGGAAAATTTGCCTTACCGCAGTGATTTCTTTGGGCAGGATGTATTCTTGCGTATCTGCAAGTAGATCCAAAAACGCATATGACTCTTCAACTGAGTGCTCTGTACGGCTACGATATCTGAGCAGTGCTTGGTTTATTGCCATGTCATAGTGCTCTTTGTCCAGTTCTACTGAAATCATCTGATCGCCAAGCCGCAACTTTATGTAGTTGATAATGTCAGTTTTCTTGTTGACTTCTGGTGTCAGCCCTTCAATCGTGCTCGCCATATCGTGTTACCCTGTAAATATACAGTATTTATCTTTTGTGAGCACACTTGCGCAAGATTGGCAAAAAAAGGCCGCATCAAGCGGCCTTCAAAGCTGAGAAATGGTTAGTTAGGTAGCAATAGTGCCTGGGTATCGCAGGGTGAACACAGTTAATGCCTCAGGATTCATTGGATTCCCATACGCGTCACGGCGAATAGCATTGTAACACTCGCTGCAAAAGGTGCCAGTGAACCCATAATAGTTAGCACAATACCAAAATTGGTCCTGTGACGCTTCTGTTATTTGATAGCCGCACGCCGAGCAGGTTATAATTCGCTCGTTCATACTACTCTCAACAGTAGTTGGTTCTCGTTGATACGACCTGACGGATGAACTTCCACCGCCTTGATGTCCTTCAAGAAGGTACGCAATGCTACCTTACCTGCCTTCATCAGTTCCTTCAACTGTAGTTCAGGCTTGCGAAGCGTCTTGGCAGCACTCTTGTGCGCGTCAAAGCCCAAAATTGTCGTGCCCTTGACGCTCAGTGTCACCGCGTACTCGTCAGCGACATACTGAATCAGCTTGCGCGTCTTGGTGTCATAGCACCACAGTTCCTTGGCGCCCACGATGTCAACAGGGTTGATGGAAACCAGCTTCAGCGACTTGTCTTCCTTCATGTACTTGACCTTGCTTACCAGCTTGACCGCGGGCACTGCCTTCTTGACACGCGCCTTCTTCACTGCCTTCTTCACCGCAGTGTAGCTATCCAAGTCAGCCATCAGCTTAACATAAAAATCGCCAATCCGTTTAACATCAGCCTTCTTCAGGTGAGCGTAAGCTTCTTTCAACTGCGCATCCTTGCCAGTCAATGCCTCAGTGATCTCGTCAATTTGACGCTGAAACACTGCGCGAATTTTGCCCACTTGCGATTGCGCTACTGCCTTGGTTGTCAAGTAGTCGTACACCTTGAAATCCGCAGCCTGGTTAGTGAACACTGCGTCAACTTGACCCTCAATCTCACCAATCACCTCAGAAGTTTTTTCAGCGAGACGATCTTGAATCGTGGGCGCTGTAACTACCACTGAGCTATGCGATTTCGCTTTGGCAATAACCTTGGCTGCTTCAGCCGCGGCCTTGCGCTGTTCAAGAATCGGAGCGATAACGCTGTTCATTTCCGAGATCAAGTATGCCTTGTCCTTTTCACGGATAGGCATGCCCATGGTGGTAGCCTTCACTACCCCGCACAGTGTCATGGAGGTCTTCGCAGGTTCAGTATCAGCATACGCTGCCACTTCCTCTTTGCCCCAACCACCATGCTCGTGCATCCACGCTGAGACATACTTCTTCAGGTTCTTCTGCGTCTAGTGGTAGTTGTAAAAATTCAAACTACGACGCAGGTAGTGGTCGTATTCATTATCTTGAAAACACACTGCGCGATCTGGGTCCCACACTGGCTCACCAAGAGCACCACGCATGTGAGCAGCATGGCGCTCGCGCTTCTCAACTTTTGCTTTAGATTTAATTTTCACTCCTACTACGACAGCCATAACTTACTCCTTCTATAATATGGCATCATTATAACATATTTCGGCATTTAAGTCAAATTTTGATAAATAAAAGTGTAGTTCGCGGAAGTGGTATTCCCAACTACTCTAGACAACCCGATGAGAGGTCATATGTCCAGCCAATTTATTTATTATGTTTATGCGTATTTACGCAATAAAGATTCCAAAACTGCTAAAGCCGGTACGCCATACTACATTGGCAAAGGTAACGGAACTCGATACAAGGGGAAACATAGAAGAATTCCTGTCCCAACTGATAATGAACACCTCAAAATAATAGCGAGTAACTTGTCACAAACTGGAGCATGCGCAATTGAGCGACGGCTTATTGCGTGGTATGGCAGAAAAGATATCAAAACTGGGATATTATTGAATTTGACAGATGGTGGGGAG